TTTTATATATTTAGTTTACTTAAACAAAAATAAACTAATAATTTAATTAAGTAAAGGGGGTTTTAGTTTGAGTAAAAATAAAAAGAATAATACCTCTAAAGCTAAAACTTCTACTAAAAATACATTTTTTAAACCACCTAAATTAACTGAAGAACAAAGAGAAGAATTAGCTGTTAAGAAACCTAATAGAACTAATAATCGTAAAAATAAATATGAGTATTGGCTCACTAAAGATGGCTTGTTGCTTTTAGAGTCTTGGAGTAGAGATGGTTTAGATTTACAACAAATAGCAAAGAAAATGGGTATTGCTCCTAAAACTTTATATGCTTGGAGAACTAAATACGAGCTAATAGGTAATGCTATAAAAAAAACACAAGAGTTAGCTAACTTAGAGGTTGAAAATGCTTTGTTTAAAAGAGCTATTGGGTATAACGAAATTGTTAAAGAAGCTATGAAAGTTAAACAAGGAAGCTATGAAGAAATAGTTTATGTTGAAAAAGTTATTCATATTCCCGGCGAAGTATCAGCTCAAATCTTTTACTTAACTAATCGTAAGCCAGAAAGATGGACTAATACACAAGCTCGTAAAGTGCAATTGGCTGAGCCAGTAAGTGCAGCTTTAATCTCTATTACTGAGAACTTAAACCGAATAGAGATAACACCAACAAAAGATGACTTAGTAGATTTATCTAAATATAGAACTAAAGAGGAAAATGCAGATGGAACAACAACAAGCAGTAACTAATGAAACTCAAGCTGTCATTACACCATTTAATTTTAGTGAAAAGAGTTTAGATTTATTAAGAACTAAATCAAGCTTTGATATTTGTGAGGGAACAGCAAGATCTAGTAAAACAACAACACTTGCATTTAAGTTTGGGCTGCATGTAAATAGCTCAAGTCATATGCAGTTTTTTATAGCTGGAGCAACTCAAGGTGTAGCAAGGCGAAATGTAGTAGATGAGAAAAATGGTTTTTTAGCATTATTTAGAGGTTGTGCGAGAGAGGGAACTAATACAAGATATGGTAGTCATTTAGTCTTTACTGATACTCTTGGTCGAGAAAAGATAATTTATATCTTTGGTTTTAAGGATAAAGCAAGATGGCAAACAGTATTAGGATCTACACTTGGCGGTGGTATTATTGATGAGATTAATATAGCTGATGTTAATTTTGTTAATGAAGTATTTAGATCTTTAATTGCAGTTGATGGTTTTTGGCTTGGTGCAACACTTAACCCAGACAATCCAGATAAAGAGATCTATACGAGTTATATCAACAAATCAATTCCGCTTAAGAAATGGGAACATGATATACCAAAACCAATTTTAGAAGATTTAGCAAATGCTGATGAAAAAATTAAAGGAGCTATATATTGGCATTTTAATTTTAATGATAACCCAATAATGACTCAAAATAAAGTAGATTTGTTTAAATCACTTTACCCTAAAGATAGCTTTTATTATGCAAGTAAAATACTTGGCTTGCGTGGTGTAAGTGAGGGAGTAATCTTTAAAATGCTTGATGATAGTTATTTAAGTAAGTCAAGCGAATATATTTATCGAGCTCAAAAAGTCATAATGGATGATATTGAATATCTATTCAAGACTGATGCTTATACTAAATATGTATTTGGAGTGGACTTAGGGGGAAACCAAGAAAAAAAGGGAACACGAATAACATTTACTGGTTTTCATAGGCAGTTTCAACAGCTAGATGTTTTAGGAAGAAAAAAATTAATCAGTGAAGAAGCAGTAGCTTTAGTTGTTGAAATATGCGATTTTATAGAGAAATGGTATAAGCAAGTGCTAACACCAATTAAAATAGATGCAGTTTACATAGATGGCTACGGTGCAGTTAATGTTTTACTGCCAACAATTAGAAAAGAATTAGTTAATAGAGGCATAAACTTAAAGGTGCGATTAGCTATTAAATATGGCAAAAACTCAACTAAAACAACTGATAAAGCAACTGATGCTGATAGACACTCAAGACTGATGACATTATTGTTATTATTCAATTTAAGAAGAATAAGATTTATCAATAACAGTGAGGGTAGAGAACTAATAAGACAGCTTAAAACGCTTGTTTATAATCCTAAAGACAATTTGCCATTAGATGAAAATCAAGATGCAATGGATGATTATGATAGCTTGTGTTATACGATAACACCATTTATTACTGAGCTAAACGATAACATTATGCGAGATGAAGAAAGGAAAAGATTATGAGTTTTGAAAGCAAGATTTTACGCAATAGACACAATAATGATTATGGGTTTAATATAGACCAACGATATAGACAAGAAGAGGGTGCAATTTGGTATGAGGGCAAAAGTGAAAACTTAAAAAGGTTTTATACTCAAAATCTTACTAATTTGCCTAATCCAAGTGCTGATTTTTTTACAGCAAATCAAAGCTATTTTTGGAAAGTAGTTGCAGCTGAACCACAAACAAAAACTACTCATTCTGGCTTACCTCATGCGATTATTGACACTTTAATTAGCATTATTGGGAAACCAGAAATCAAAGTAAATAAAAAAGTATTGAACGAACAAACTAAAAACTATGAGATTGTAGAAGATTTAGTTTTAACTGATTTACTTAATGAAATTCTTAAAGATAATAATTTTCAAACTCTAATGGATCAAGACCAATTACCATATATGTTAGCAGTTGGTGATGGTGCTTTTTTCATCAATTATGATAAATCAATAAGTGACTTTCCAATGATAGTTTTTAGTGATGGCAGAAATATCGAGTTTGAATATAAAGAAAATAGAGTTGTTGCTATCAAAAGAAAAACATATTTTGTTGAAGATAATAAAACTTATATGCTTGAAGATATAAGAACAACAACTTTAGAAGAAGATGAAAAAACTAAAACTAAAAAAAGAGTTGCAACAATAGAATATAATCTTTATGAACTTGCAAACGAGAAAGGGCAAGTTAAACAACATGTAGATTTAAAAACCACTGAAAAAACAAAAGGTTTAGAAAAAACAAGTTATGAGTGTTTTAATCAATTTATAGCTGTGCCAACAATCTACAAGCTTGATAAGACAACTGGTAGAGGTAAGGGAATGTTTAGCAGTAAATATGACTTACTTGATGATTTAGATCAAAACTTATCAATGAGTTCAACAACAACTCGTAGATCAGCACCAGTAGATTATTTACCAGAAGAATTAATGGAATATGATGATGAGGGGAACAGGAAAAAGTTTAATACTTTTGAAAGAAAAGTAATGGTTTATAAAAATGATCTAAACTCTGCAACTGGTGTAAATCAAGCAATGATTGAGACAAAACAACCAGTATTGAACTTCGAGCAGTATTCAAGTCAAGCATTAGAGATTTTACATAATATCTTAGCTGGTATTTTAAGCCCTGCAACATTAGGAATTGATTTAGCAAGAGATAATAATGCAACAGCTCAAAGAGAAAAAGAAAAGGTAACGGTGATAACTCGTGATGATTTAATTGATTTTCAAACTGAAACAATTGAAAAATTATGTAATCTTTTATTAAAAGTTTATTTTTTCAACAATAACAACATTAAACAAGCTAAAGAAGATTATGAAATCTTTGTTAATTATCCAGAATATGCTAATCCAAGTTTCGATAGTAAGCTTGCAGTATTAGCACCAGTATTCGCAAGTGGTGCAATGAGTGCTAAACAATATGTCAATGAGCTTTGGGGAGACTCATTAACCGAAGAGGAAAAAGAAGAAGAAATCAAAAAGTTAGAAGAAAGACAATCGGCATATAATGCACCAGATGAAGAACCATACGATTTATTCAACATTGAAGGTTAGTAGTGATAAGTTATGGTAGGTGCAAGGAAATGGGTTTATTTAACCGATAGACTGATTAAAGATTGGGAATTATTATTTAACGAGTTAAATGAACATGAGATTAAAGCTTTAACAAATTATACTAAAACTGATGAGTGGTATGAAAAACAGCTTAAAGACTTAAAGAATTATAAAAAAACTATTGATAAGGTTGTGAAAGAACATAAAGAAAAAATAATGACTAACTCACAAAATGCAGTAGATGAAAGTATTGCAGTTATGGGGGGAATGCTTAATGATACAGCTGATACTAATGCTGAACCTTATGCAATTTATTATGAAGAAATGAATGAGTTTAATGACAATATGGTTAAGTCAGTAGTTAAGTTTGCAACTGATAGACATAGCTTTTTTATAAATAAAATAAATGCTGAAAATTGTGCCGCTAAAATCTTGAAGCAATATATCGTTGGAACTGATGAAAATATGGCTATTATTGGTGGAGCAAAAATACCGATTAAGACAACAGAAGAAAATATATTGGATCTAATAGCTAAAAAAAATAATTTAGGTTTCTTTGTAAAGTATGCTAATGGGAGAAAGATGGGAATTAGATCTTATCTTGAAATGAACTTAAGGACAACACTACAAAATACAGCTACACAAAAACTTAAAGACTCAACCGATAATTTAGGAATTATATTCTTTTTAGCATCTTCTCATGCTGATTGTGCTGATGACCATGTAGATTATCAAGGGAAGATTTATGTTAAAGGGAACTGGCAAAGATTTATAAAACCAGAAAAGATAGCCGAAATACAAGACTTTATAACTAAAAAAGATATAAAGACTATGGAATGGGTTATAGGAAAGCCAGTTTATTTTACAACAAGACCGAATTGTAGGCATTATTTCACACCAATAACGATAGAACAAGCATTAAAGAAATCGTTAAAGGAACTACATAAAGAGCTTAAAACTGAAAAACCAATGACTAGTGAAGATAAAGAACTAACAAAAAAAAGATATGCAGCTTTACAAGAGCAACGAAGAAATGAACGCAAAATAAGAGAAAATAAGGAAAAATTAAATCATTTAGAAACTTTCAAAGCTAAAACGAAAAACGATACAGCTGATAGTGAGATTATGAAAGTTAAAAACAATATAGCTTATTATCAAGCAAAACAAAGAGCTTTAATCAATGCTAATAGGGGTGTATTAGTTAGAGATTATAAGAAAGAACAATTAGGTATTGAAAAACAATAAAGGTAATAAGTCCATAAAAAGACTGATTATATTCGAGTTATGTTTCTCGTATAAAAAAGCAATTAAAAATACAAGTTATGTTTCTTGTAAAAAAGCAAAGACAACTTGAACCTTAAAGCCAAATAACAAGGTTAGTTGTAAAAGGAGTATTAAATGGCAGAAAAAAAGAAAAAGTATTCAGAGTTAACTGAAGAAGAAAAGGCAGCTTTAAGTGAGGAAGAACTTGCAGCATTAAAAGCTGAAGAAGAAGCCGAAAAGAAAGCTAAAGAAGATGGGGGTGAACCAGCTAAAACTGATGAAACTCCTGAGGAAAAGGAAGCAAAAGAGGGCGAACAAGAACCAGCTAAAACTAAAGAGCCAGAAATAGAAACGATTACTCTACCAAAAACTGAGTATGAAGAACTATTAAAGAATAAATATGCTGAGGGAGCACGTAAAGCTGAAAAGTCTTTACAAGACCAAATTGCAGCTTTACAAGTTGAAAATCAAGCATTAAAAGCTCGAGAGGTGGCAGCAACATTAGTAAATCCTCTATATGTAGATGATTTGATTGCTTTAACAAAAGGTAAAGGGTTGGAAGTAAACGAAGCTAACTTAAAAGAAGTAGCAGCTCATCAACCAGCTTGGCAAAGATCTACAGAAGAGATTTTGCAAGGTCAAGCAAGGATGGGAGCAAGCGGAGATAATACTCCACCAGCACTTGATGAGAGAGCAGCATTTAAAAAATTATTTAACGAGGCATAAGAAAAAGGAGGAAATTATTAACTTATGGCAAACACTATCGAACACATTTCAAAACATTTACACAATGAACTTGATGAAATGTTTGTAAAAGAATCAGTAACTGGTGTTTTGGAGTTATTGAGACCAGGTGGCATTCAATTAGACTTTGTAAATGCAAAGACAGTTAAAGTGCCAAATATCGTAATGTCAGCTTTAAGTGACTATTCAAGATTGAATGGTTATGCAGCTGGAGACATTAATTTAACATGGGAAGCATTTACTCTAACTCAAGATAGAGGAAAACAATTCACATTAGATGCAATGGATAATGAAGAGTCTGGAGGAATTGCAGTAATTCATGCAATGAAAGAATTTGAAAGAACGCAAGTAATCCCAGAAGTTGACGCTTATAGACTATCAACATTGGCAGCTAAAGCTACTGGAACTGGTATTGCAACACCAGGAACAATTTCAGCTAACCAAGTAATCGCAAAGTTTGCTGATGCGGAAAAATACTTTGAAGATAACGAAGTGCCAATTGATAGAATTGTTTATTTTATCTCAACTGAAGTTGCAAGACAAATTAAAATAAATACTGAATTAAAAGCTTTAGTTGGAATAACTACAGTTGAAAAGGGAGATATTAAATTAAAGGTTAATACTTTTAATGATAATATCATTATCGTAGTGCCACCAACAAGATTTAAGACAGCTTATACTTTTGGCAATGGCTTTACACCAACTGCAGATGCTAAAGACATTAACATTTTAGCTGTTTATGATGCGGCATCTATTCCGGTTAAAAAGCATAATCGAGTAAGAACATTTAGTCCTGAAATGGTGCAAGATAAAGATGCTTGGAAGTTTAATTATCGTTTATATCATGATATTTTTGTTCCAGCAAAGAAAATTGTAGGTGTATGGCTACATACAAAAGCATAATTAAAGCTTTAATTTAATTAACATTTTTTCAATAATTTTTCATAAACACATATAAAAATTATTAACACTACATAAAGGGTAGGTGTTAAAGCTTACCCTTTATCTTTTTACGAATTTGAAAGAAAGGACATAAAAAAATTATGGCAAACGAATTAATCACAATTACAAGGGAAGAGTTTTTAACTTATTCTGGTAGAGATTTAAGTATTGAACTTCCATCAAACGATAGAGATACCGACAAAGTAGTTACAACAATTAATCTATGGACTGATAGAGTTTATGATGAGATTTTTGTTA